CCGGCTGCAGCTGCTTGCCGATCTTCTGGCTGGCGATTTCCGTCTGCGCCGCGAACCTGGCCTGTTGGCCGGCGGCCGTTTCCAGCAGCCGGGCCGCGTCCCCCATCTGCGGCTTGGCTTCCTTCACGATCCCGTTGAAGATGGCCTGGCGGATCGATGCGTCGGACGTGGCCTTCGACAGATCGGTGGCGCTGAACCCGGCTTCCACCAGGATGTTCGACAGGTTCTTCGTCACGCCGGCGTTGTCCACCAGGATGCTGTTGCCGTTCTTGATGCCCTCGGTGGCGGACGTGACCGCCTGGCCGAACGACAGCGCCGCCTGCTTGCCGAACGCCGCGGTGTCCTTGAACCGCTTCACCAGCTCGATCGCCTGGTCCAGCCCGAACCCGGCGGCCAGCAGGTTCTTCAGGGCCGTGGCCGCGTCCCCGACCGACAGCAGGCCGTCCTTCGCCAGGTCGGCCGCCGCGGCCTTCGCCTTCTCGGCGTCCTGGCCGAACGCCGTGGCCACCGACGACAGGCCGATCAGGCCCGCGTCCAGCCGGTTCGCCGCCTGGATGGTGTCCCGGAATCCGCTGACCAGATTGCGGGCGACGACACCCGCCAGGTTCCCCAGCGCCACGCCCGCCGCGATCGCGCCCGCGCCGGCGCCGCGCGCACCCTGCCCCAGGCGGTCCAGCCCGCGGCCGGAATCCTCCGACGACTTGCCCACGTTCTTCACAACCGTGTTCAGGTTGTCGAACGTGCCTTTGGCTTCGTCGCGCGCCTTGATCAGGATTTCGATTTCGGTGCGGGTCAGGGCCATCTACCGTTCACCCTCGGCCGGAATCGCCGCACGGCTTCCACGTGCCGGCAGTCAGGAATCCGTGCCACCGGCAGCCGGTCAGGCGCCGAATGCTGGGGGCCACGCTCGGCTTGTCCACGTCGCCGTTCCAGTCCCAGGTCGGCTTCTGCCCGCTGGTCGGGAACGGAATCACGCCTGGTTCGCCGCAGCCACATGGGCAGCCGTAGACGATGCCGGTGTTGCGGTCCAGCATCTGGAATTCGCCAGGCGCCCGGCTGTAGATGTCCACGCCGTCGTGGCGCTGCGCCGGCACGTCGGCGGTGTGGTTTTCCACGGTCAGCACTCCACCAGGTAGCCGGGCTGATCCTTTGCACCGCCGCCCAGGAATCCGTGGTAGCCGTCGATCTGGATGCTGGCCCATGCGACGACATCGGGCGGATCGCCGCGGCGGTGCCATCCGTCCGGCGTGTTCGTCGCCGGCGCGTCGATGTCCCAGTCCCCGCCGGGCGTCTTCACGACCAGGTGCGGGCCGTTCCCCCGCTCGGTGCGGTGAATGTTCCCGGCGTGATGGCCGGCCAGCCAGGGCGCCCACCACATGGCCCCGACGCCGGCGGTGCGCAGCGTGCACAGCTCGCCGGTGTCCGCGCGCGCGTATTCGCGGTCCGTGAACAGCTGCCAGATGTCGTCTTCCAGGAACGTGTAGCTGCAGCCGTCGCAGGCCGCCGGCCAGCGCGGATCGTCGTGGGGCCACCTGTCGCCGCTGATCACGTCCTTCGGCCATTCGACGCCAGGAAATGGGCCGACGACATCCAGCGGCGCCATCGCGTCGTGGTAGCCCATGCGGCCCGGACAGTCCCGCGTTCCCGGCTGCTCAGCCATCCGATAGCGCCGCAGCGACCGGACGTAACGCCCGGTCGGCTCGATCAGGAAACAGCGGATCCTGGTGCCCATCCCCGATCACCCTCCAGCCGGCGTCCAGCGCAGCGCCTGCAGTCGTTCCTGCTCGCGCGCGAACGCGCGAAACGCCACACGGACCAGCGGTGTCAGCTTCGGCGGTGCCAGGCCCAGCAGCCGGCAGTCTTCCCAGACCATCAGCAGCTGCCAGACTTCTTCCGGGATCGCGCTTCGCGGGCAGGTGAACATCGGCTGCTTCACCGTGTCCGCCTTCGATCCCACCATGTAGGCCGGCCGAATCAGCCGGCGTTCTGGCACGGCCGCGAAGATGCCGCCTTCCCGATCCCAGTCCTCGACTACCTGGCCGTGCTTGCCCAGGTGCTTTGTTACGACGGTCTGGCGTTCGACGTGCCAGGCTGCGGGTTGTCCGCCGTCCGGCGGGCTGCCGCAGTTCCGCGCCTTCTGGATTCGCGCCGGGCACTGCCGGCAGTCGTAGTCGTCGCTGCCGGCGTCACCGCTGCGCCAGAACCAGAAGGCTGCGCGAAAAAACGCGGGTCCACTTCCTGCTTCCCGCTCAGCTCGATGATCTTCATGGCCACGAACAGCGCCTGGCCCGACAGCGCGCCGCAGATGCGGCTGAACTGCTCGCCGTTCACGATCGGGTAGCTGTCCTGGCCGCGCTGGCCCGGCTGCAGCTCGGCCAGCAGGCCAGCGCGCAGCGCCATGCGCAGCGGAATGGTCAGCCCGCGGATCGCCGTGATGGTCTGGCGGAATCCGGCCGCCCCCATTTCGAACCCCTTCACCACCGCGTCCTGCACTTCCGGCGTCCAGCCGGCGTCGGTCCGCGTCGTGTCGGGCGCCGCCAGGCCGGTGCAGGCCACCATGATCGACTTCAGGCGCGCCAGGTCCGGCCCCCAGGCGGGCACGATGTCGTATTCCACCGGGTTCGGATCGGATTGGTTGCCGGGCAGGATGCCGTCCGGGATTCGGATGGTGTCGTCAGCGTAGGGAACGTGGAACATCGTGGGTTTCTCCCTTTGATGCAGGTCGGGGCCTGATCGTCATGACCAGGCCCCACATGCGCACTCGATCTGTTGGACCGCCTTACAGCTCAGCCAGGAACACCTGGTCGTTGCCACTCTCGGCGTAGCAGACGCCTGGCACGGTGATTTCCTTCAGGCCGATGTCGCCCGGCACGTCAGGGATTTCGAATTCGACATTTGGGGCGACCATCGCCACCATGCTGCCGTTCGTGTCCCCGACCAGGCAGCGCAGCACCCCTGACACGACGGTGTTCGCCAGACCCAGCAGGGTCGTGTCCTCCAGGTAGAACGTCACTTCCACGTTCACCTGCCGCAGGTTGTTCCTCCCGCCGATGCCGCTGGCCTTCGACGTGCCCAGTTCCTTGTTCCGCAGCACCAGCTGGTTGTTCATGGTCAGCTTCACCGCGGTGACCAGGAATGCCGCGTTGTCCACCCAGAACCCGCCGACCAGGCCGCTGGCCGGCGCGCCCACCGTGGTGTGGCTGCCAGGCTTCGCCTGCACGGTGGCGCCGCCGCTGCTGTCGCCGTAGTCGCCGGCCGGCCCCTGGATGGCCAGCATGACTTCCTTCGTGCCGTCGAAGCTGGCTTCCAGCTGGTCCACGACCGCGCCGTAAACCGCCTGCTTGAACCCGCCGGCGTTGTAATACTTGTAGATGGCCAGCGATTCGGTGATGTTGCTGGCCAGCTTGTAGGTGATGCCGATCACCACCGCGTCGGCCACCGCCGGCGCCGCGCTCAGCGCGTCGAACGTGATCGCCGTGCCCACCACGGTCTTGATCCGGGTCACTTCCCGGTGGCTGTCCGACGCGAACGTGAAGACCACCAGGTCACCCACGGCCACGCCCGTGGCGTCGGTCAGGTCGCAGCTGGTCGTGGTGGGCGTCCCGGCCGCCACGGTCGTAACCAGGCTCAGGACGTGGTTCCCGCCGAATCCCGCCTTGATGAACTTGCCGACGTTCGAAATGGTGCCCAGCGTGCCGCTGGGTTCCCACATGATTTCGGACAGGTTGAAGGCGGACGTTTGCCGCCGCGGCAGTGACTGCGCCTGGTCCGGCGTGCCGCGCTTCTCCGGGCTGGGTTCGCGGTTCTTTTTGCTGGTCAGCGCCAGCTGCAGGATGCGGATGCCGTCCGTGGCGCTCAGCGCGTCCGCGGGCACGACGCTGTAGGCCGACTCGACCAGCGCGTATCCCTGTTCAAGTGCTCCGGTTTCGATCGTCATCGCGCATTCCCCCTACCAAAGAAAAGGGGCTGCCCGGAACCGTTATGGTTCCGAACAGCCCCGGTTTCTCCGTTCGGCTGTCCGACTACGCTGCCCGCCCTACCCGAAATTTCGGGTTCAGGGCGCCGATGTCTCTTCGCCCTGCCCCTCGGCTGCCTTCCGCCGCCGTCGTGCCCTGGGCGCCGCCTGGGGCGGTTCCTCGGCCGTCGCCGGCTGCTCGTCCGTTTCCGCGGCCGCTTCGGCCGGTGCCTCGGCTGCCGGCGGCCAGGGTGGCGTGCACTCGAAATGCTTCGCCAGTCCCGGATCGCCCATGATCACTTCGACCGCGTGCCGACTGACCTGGTAGCGATCGCTGCCTTCCTCCGACCCGGCCGGGAAGAAGTAGAACGATCCGCCCAGCGTCATGCCCAGGTCGCCGTCGCCCTGTGGCGCGTCCACCAGGATTCGAATCGGGCTGGCCGGTTCTTTTGTGATGCGCCGGAGAATGAACACGCTGCCCCCCTTCACTCTGTTAGACCGGCTCAGGCCGGCCGGGTGCGACCCGTGAACGCCACGTCCATCCGAACGTAGTGGCAAAGGAACTGCCCCGCGAACAGGATGTAGCCGAACTGCTCGATCGTGCACGGCTGCTGCTGGACGATGCCCGGGATCGCGCCGCCGCCCGACGCCGGGATCGACCCGTAGGCGTTGAACAGGTCGCAGACGTTCCAGGCCAGGTCGCTGAAGACGGTTTCGCTGGCGTTCGCGTCATCGATCCCGAAGAACCCTTCGATCTGGAACTGGAACGTGGTGATGACGTTGCCGCCGCCGATCACGCCGTGGCCGACGTGGCCCGGGTTGCGCACCGGCACCGCGGGGTTCGAAGTCGTCGGGCTGACGAAGAACCCGCAGATCCGATTGTTCGCGGTGTCGAAGAGGTAGTCCCGCAGCTGCTGTTCCGTGCGGATGACGCGCCGCCGCGGGTGCACCTGCCCCGTGTTCGGCACGCCCTCGATGAACGCCACGATCGCGGCCCGGATGTTCGCCGGGTTCAGCACAGCCATCAGGTCGTCCCCGTCTGTCCCTGACCCGGCTTCAGCAGCGCGGCCGCCAGCTGGTCACCCAGGATCGTGAACATCTGCTGGACGCGGGGTTCAGCGGCCCGGACGCCATCTTCGAAATACCCCTTGCCCTCGATCCCCTGGGCGATGATGGACTGCGCGATCGCCCACTTCGCGCGGCTCGCTTCGTCCGCGCTCAGGCCCAGCTTGCGCTGCGCCCACAGCCCGATCGCGTCGATGCCCAGCCGGCTGATCGGTTGGCCCGACCGCCGGCCCTCTTCCATCACGATCGCGTAGGGCAGGCTGCTGAAGACCCGGCCCAGGACGTTGCCGGCCAGGTCGGCGCCGCCGACTTCGATCCCGCCCGTCTGGGTCGCCGGGTCCGCCCCGAACGACTGGGCCAGGGCGCCGGTGTCGCTGAACCGTCCCGCTTCATCGCTCACCCGCCCGGCCACTTCCAGCAGCGCCAGGTGGATGGTGTTCCGCACCAGGTTCGTCAGGACGCGCCGGCGGTCGCCCTCGACCCACAGCGGGATCTGCGGCACCTTCACGAAGATGCCGGTGGGCCGTCCGCCGTGGCCGCCGAATCCCCCCTGGAAGGCGTCAGACGCCATCAGTGGGTGCGGTCAGGGTGCGAAATGAACCCGCCTAGCCCGCCGAACCTCCACACGGGCTGTGTGTCCAGGTCCAGGAACGCGCTGGCGCCCTTCAGGTTCTCCGACGTGCCCTTCCCGACCAACTGCTGATACCAGGCCAGCAGTTCCTTCGACCGGCTGCGGAACACGTCCGACTGGCTGCGCCGGTCCACCACGTCGCTGGGCAGGGACGTGTTCCCGGTGTTCTGCGCCGCCTTCACCGCGGCCAGCTCCAGGATCACCGACGCCGACAGCAGGATGATCGCTTCGGTGTCGCCCTCCAGGATGGTCGTGCGGCTGGGGCTGTTCTGCTCGTCCAGCACGTGCGGATTCGTGTATTCCAGGCGGATCACGTCGTTCGCCGCCGGACGGTCGAACAGGAATTCCAGCGCCCAGTCGCCGCCGGGCACCTGCCGCGTGCGGTAGCTGTTCTGGTCGATCGTGCCCTGGGCCTGGCTGGCGTCGTCGTAGGGCCAGTAGATGGCGCTCAGGCTGCTTTGTCCCGGCACCCAGGCGTCCGGGTCGATCTGGCTGCTCAGCTCCAGCGCGGCCGCGCCCAGGTTCGCGTCGGCCACGTTGTCCACGAACGTGGTGCCGGCGCCGGACAGCTGGGTGCCGACCAGCAGGTGATCGCCGTCCAGGTCGTCCGCGGCCGTGCGGTAGACCTTCCAGCCCGCGAATCCAGCCGGCAGCGCCGGCAGCTGCACGTTCACCTGGCCGTCCGTGGTCTTGTCGGCCACGGTCACCGTGGTGGTCGGCGCGCCGGCCTGGGTTTCCTGCTCGCCGGCAGCGTCTTTGATGTAGCTGACGCGGTAGGTGTGGTCGCCGTCGTCCACGTTGCCGGCGCCGGCGCCGGCCAGCGCCGCCGTGGCGCCGCTCGGCGCCGCCTGGTTCGTCGGCAGGATGCTGCTGCTGCCGGTCAGCTGGAACCGGAACCCGGTGGCGGTTACCGTGTAGTCGAACACCCGCAGGTTCGGCTTGTCGCGGCTGAAGATGGCGACCGCCTGGCGGATCGCTTCGTTATAGTCGCCCGGGTCGGTCAGCAGCAGCTTCAGCCCGGTGGCGTTGTCCGCGCTGTTGTCCTGGGCGACCTGCTTGGCGATGCGCCGCAGCGCCGCGCGCGTGATGCCCACGGGTTACCCTTCGTAGACGATGACTTCGGCGCCCGCCCCGGTCACCGTCACGTCGATCTGTCCGGTGAATTCGACCGGCGTGGCCGGCGTGAAGTGATCGGCGCCGTTCGCCGCGGCCGACAGCACCGCCAGGATGCGGCCGCCGCTGGTGCCTTCCTTGACCGTGGCCGTGGCCGTGGCCGCGGCCGCTCGCAGGCTGACGCCGCCCAGATACCGCTTCTCCGACCCGCCCGCGCCACCGCCGGCCAGGAACGTGCCGCCCGCGCTGGCGTCCACTGCCTTCTGGAAATTGCTGCCCATCTGCGCCCCCTGAAACGACAAACCGGACCAGCCGGCCGGAATGGACCAGCTGGCCCGGTGGACTGTAGCACGTTCCGGGGCGATCAGTCGCCCAGGGGCACGTAGTCGATCTGCAGGGTGGCCGCGCCCCAGGTGGGCGACGATCCACCGCTGACCGCCACCGCCACGCTGATCGTGGCGTCCTTCGCCACGTCGGCGGCCGCCGCCGCCAGGTCGGACCCTTCCTTGTCGATCGGCGTGCCGGCCACGGCGGCCGCCACGTCGAAGGCGGCCGCCAGCAGGCTGGTGGCACCGCTCAGGATGTCCAGCGTGTTGGTGCCGTGGGTGCCGCCCTTCAGCCCCAGGTTCAGGGTGGCGCCGATGATCTTGCCGCGCTGCGGCATGCGCAGCTTCCTGGTGCCCGCCACGGTGGCTTCCAGATTCGCGGCCGTCAGCGCCAGCACGATGGACTGCGGACGCTGCATTCCAAGAGAGTATCCCGGTCGGCTCATGTTCTGTTCCCCCTACCTGAAGGTTGCCTGGGGCCGGCCATCCGTAGCCGGCCCCCTTCGTTCGACTGCTGCGCGCCCTTCCGGGCAGGTCGTTACTGGATGGACGCCGCGAACCCGCGGAAGTCCAGCACCGCGCCGCCGTAGACGTGGCGGATGCGGTAGGTGATGGCGTCGTTGCTGAACAGGCTGCCGACGTTCGGCTGGTCCTGCACCAGCAGCTGCGGATCCTCGCCGCCCCAGAATCCCAGTTCGATCATCGGCGTCTGGGACACGTCGGCGGTCAGGAAGTAGTCGGTGGCGTCGGTCCAGTAGTCCACCACCCGCGGCTGGATGCCCTGGGCGCGCACGAAGTTCGGCGCCGAAGGGGCCGCCGTGCTGGTCACGTTCGTGTCCGGCACCGCCCGGTCCGCCCCGGTGATCTGGTAGCCCAGCTCTTCCAGGTCGGTCGGCAGCCAGAGGTAGCGCCCCTTCAGGCCGATCCGCTTGCCGTTCGACATATCGGTCTGCTTCTTCAGCAGCAGCCGAAGGGCCGACACGTTGCTGGCGGACAGCGCGCTGGTGATCAGGTTCAGGTGGCTGCCGCCGCCCGACGTGAACAGCGCATTGCCGTCGTAGATGACCGCGTTCGTGGCCATGAAGTCGAACACGAATTCCCGCAGCGTCTGGTAGGCCGCCCGGGACAGCCGCGTCGGGATCCGGCGGATGGCGCCCACGTCGTCGTTGGCGATCATTTCGATCGTCAGCTGCTCCGTGCCGCCGCGCTTCGCCGGCGCGTAGGTGGCCTCTTCGTCGGTCGGGCTGGTCATCGACGGGTAGGGGTTCCCCTGGGTCACCGTCTGCAGGTTCCCGTAGCCGCCGAACCGCATGCGGCGCTGGGTGCGGAAGTCGCTGACCGGCACGACTTCCGCGATGGTGCCGCGCCACTCGGTCATCGTCTCCAGCTGGTATTCCGCCACCATCCGGCGGGTGATGCTGTCGCCCAGGATCTGGTCGAAGCTGGACGTGTCCAGCGATTCGGTCAGCTTCTTCGCTTCCTGGGTGCGGCCGGTCACGTTCACGTCGCCCGTGATGTCGATGTAGATGTTGCGGAACGACACCGCGCGCGCGCTCGGGTCGATGACGAACTGGCCTTCGGCGGTCTTCTTCAGACCCATGAAGGCGTTCAGCTGCTCTTCGACCTTTTCCCGGCGGCCCTTGACGATCTCGACGCGCGGCAGACCCGTGGCCGGCATGACGATGTTCCCTTCCGCCAGCTTGGCGAACAGGTCCACCTGGGCCTTCACCGCTTCGGTGATCTGGGCCTTCGTGGGCACGTCCTCCAGCCGCTTGGCTTCCGCGATCCGCGGTTCGAACTGCGCGCGCAGCGCGTCCTTCACCGGCTGGTGCAGCGCGGTTCCGCCCAGCTGGTTTTCCAGGAACGACATCCGGCCGTCCTTCGTGGATTCCAGCAGCTGCGCGACGACGCCGGCTTCGGTGATCTGGGTGGCGCCGGCGGCCTGGCGGTCCTTCGCCGCCTTGTCCTCGGCTTCCTTCGTCGCCTTGTCGGCGGCCGCCTTCTCGGCGGCCTCGCGCGCGGTCTTCTGCTCGGCCGTTTCGGCCGGCTGCGCCTTGATGGCCTCGGTGTAGATGCCCATCACCTGGTCTTCGGTGGGGGTTGCGCCCAGGCCGGTCAGCTTGGCGATCAGGGCCTGGTTGCCGCTCGCCTTGATGGCTTCGATCATCTTCTGCAGCATGCGTCCGTCCTCCAGTAGGGTGTGGTGCACCGTGTCGCTGGCCACCAGGCGCAACACGCGCCCACCAGCTGCGGGGTTCGTCACGAAGTCCACTGACGACACCGCTTCGATTCGCTGCACGTCGTAGAACGCGCCGTCCGTGCCCATGACGGTCGTGCTTTCCGCGGTCACGTCGTGCGACAGCCCGAACAGGTTCGGGTTGCCCTCTTCCCAGGCTTCCAGCATTTCCTGCCGCACGCTCGACTTCGTGACGACCGCCGTGGCCGCCAGGCCGAACGTCGCGCTGGTCGCTTCCTTGCCCGGGGTGGGGTTCAGCAGGACGCCTTCGATCGACTTCAGGAACCCCGCCTTGTCCCGCGTGCTGCGCCCGTAGCGCCGCGGGGTTTCCTCGTGGTCCATGTAGATCGACGCGCCTTCGTAAAGGGGTGCCGCTTCCTGCAGAACCTTCCGCTGGTAGC